CGGGTGTTAATGCGCCAGATGCGGAATCTATCTGCTCGGGTGTCCCTTAAATAAAATAGGGCAACATTTCGAACGCAGTGGCTCCGGCCAATTCTAAACCGGTTTTAATTGCTGATCGTCCTGTTGGTGATTTAGCCCAATCAACGCCTTTTTCGGCGATGTGAGCAAGGTGTTCGACGACGGAGTCTATCCCTGTTGCAGTTTCCGATGATGGAAATACTGGCAAGTCTGACATTAGTTTATGCACTGTTCTGTGGATCGCTTCTGATCTGGTATGTTGTTTAGACTTGGCTGGTAGTGGCATGGCGGAGGTGACAACTCCTGGGCTGAAAAGATTATCATTAATCACTGATATGTCTTGAACTCCCTCCCATGTCCGTGTGCATGTTAGATAAAGGTGAGAGGTTGGGTTCGTGCCAACACGATTGAAGAATGCGACAAAAGGCACCATAGTGTCTTGAACCAGTTGAAAATTATCTATGGTTCCAACATCTGTTGCTTTTGTTTTGGTCCTGTCGTGTGGTGTTGGGCTTGATTTCCGTAGTGGAAGATTTCTCACGATGTTTTCCGCTTTCCGAGCGCCAAAGATAGCGAATGTTGATGTGTCAATAAAATTGTCAGATCGCGGGGTAGTTTTAGAGAATGTCACTGAAATTGGGGATGTCATTAGTTCAGAGAGGTTTATTGTGGTTGCTCCAGGCAACGCTCGTAATTGGTCTATTGAACAAGATGAATCGAATGATGTGGGTGGGTCTAGCTGGTCTACTTCAGGCATTGTTCCCACAACAATCATTCCAACATCATTCACGTTGGTGCCCATGGCTTGGATGTGGACAGTGAATGCATTGAGCTTCGCTCGGGTGAATGTATTTGTTGCTGGAAATGCTGTGCCAGTTGAGATGTAGGCCTGAAAAGGGATGGACAAAGCTAGATTGGTGTCTGAGGCAGCATATGCCACTGCTGGGTAATAGGGGTTGGTTGTGAATCTGTGCCAAGTTAGGTAGCCGTCATTCCCTGGAAGGTCTATGATGGTTCTGTCTAAGTAAGGCATTGTGTTCGTGTTGTAAAACCCCGTTGGTGTTTTGCATGGTCCATAGACATGGGGAGCATATTGTTCACCTATAGCTTGAACTAACTGTCTGTTTGGTTTGCCCAATTTGGTTGATGGTTTGACGTAGTGTGGGGAGCGTGTTGCCGGTCTGAGTGGCAATGGGGGTGGACGTTGTTGTTGTTTTCGAGGTCTCCTGGTTTTGCGAGTTCGGGGCTGTTCGACGATGACTTCGACTTTAGCCGCTTGGGTCTTTTGTTGACGTCTGGGTTTTCTATTTCCGGACATCGGTGCGTGGATTAACTGTTGTGCTTTATACGCGTGGTTTGTAATCCATTGGCACCACATTAGGCGTCATAGAACTATCAACCCATATTGATCACTAGCCAAATGGACAACTCCTATGTTTGTTCGGAAATTGTATAGTGAAGTATGGGGGAAACTATTTGTGTAGTTTTCAATTCTAATCTGCTGTATAGGTGTGATGCCATACATTTGGTCGAAGAGCATACGTGCGCGGCTGGTTGGGGGGTTGTAAGTTGGATTCGTGAAATCAACTCCAAAATGTGACACTTTGAAGGGGTCCAAGTATCTGGTTTGGAATGCAACTTTATCTTTCGCAAGCTTCTCAGCAAGATTGTAAAAGAAAGGACCTAGAACTGGAACACCAGTATTCACTAGTGCTTCGGTGAGAGCATATGTGTACATGTAGCTTGGCATTTGGTCATTCATGTATGCCCTAGGAACAACACCAGCTCTATTGAGAACTCGTCTGTAGTCTCGAATCATCGTCCATCGATTATTGACTTTGAATGGTCTAGTTTGACAGAAGACTATGTCAGTGAATCTAGTCGCGATATTGTCGACTCGTAAATGGAATACTGCATCGAAGAAGGTGGCTGGGAGTGTTTCCAGAATTCGCGAGAACTGAGCCTTCTCACAAAAGAGGACACAGTCATCACCCGCATCCAGGAGTGCCCATTCGTGTGCTTTAATTCCATGTATCTTCATGTGAGCTAATATTGTGGCAACGACGAGGATTGAGTTTCCCATGGCGGTGTTGACACAGCCAGTTTGACGATTGGAAAACTTTAGGCTACACTTTCCATCAAAATCACGTTTGCGAGATCGAATGATACCTTTAAGTACGCTCTGTTTTTGTAGGAGAAATTGTAATTCATCCACTACATCTTTCGTTGCATGTCGAAATGCATACAGGTAAGCCGAGTGTTCCAAGCTCAAAAGGGCACAATGCACAGATCGGTCCATCCGACTCACATCTATCATAACTGCGATTGTTTCCGTGAACATTTTCCATTTAGCTAGGAGTTTGGACGCTGTTTGCGCGTAGTTCATTCCCTTGGAGAAGACATGCCCATATGGTAAAAAGGTTCCATCACTCTTGTATTTAAAGATTGCTTTTTCCAGCCAATGAAGCGTTGTCATGAGTTGTACGTTGTATCGGGGATGCATGCTCAGGACGGCACGTTGATCCACAGCCATTCCGCCATTAGCACTAGGGTAGCCTTTTGCTGAATCATTCTTTTCGGTCTTGCCCCACACCGTTGTGAGGTAATGCTGTGGTAACACTTCAGGGAAGGTAGCAACTGCTACTCTATAGACTTTCTTTTTGTGGGGTGGGACACTTAATAACATTTCGTCGAGTGTTGATGGGTGCACATCTTCTGCCATTTCGTCCATCATGTCTAGTAAAATTGATGCTAGAAGATCGCACATTTGATCAGTTGGGGTAGGGAACTCTCTGGGGTCTTCAGGTTTTAGAATATCGTTCAGCACCCTATTTCGAACACATGTTTCGATGTTCGCTAAACAGGTTGCGGGAACAACAACTTCTTCTCCCCCGGAGAATTGCCATATTTTCAGCCACTTTGGGTGGATGTTTTCACATCCATCCAGGGTCAGAGTTGCTCCTGCTGTTAAGGGAGAC